CGTAAACTGATCTGCTAGTTCGTAATAGACGTGTGGCTCTGCTTTTACCTGAAGATATACCTCATTCTTTTTTGATATAACCAAGTGTGACATACGTTCATATCAATACAAAAATATTTATTGACAATAAAAAGGGGGCAAATTTGCCCCCCTAAAGATTATTTAACACTAACTGGTTCTATTCTGAATGTTACTGGTTTTTGTGGTTTTTTTCCAGGTGATATGGCAGCATTTAAATTTCTTTGAGTCGTTGCATCCATTGGAAAAGCTTGACGACTATTCACTGGTCTATTGACTTGCTCGTAAAACTCTTTGAAAGTTTTCATTTGGATTTTATTTTTATTTAGTTAAAACCAGATTGAAAACGATTCCACTCTATAGCGTTCTTGATTTGGAAAGTTCTATTTGAGATAGTCTTGATAATCTCTTCTAAGAACTTAAGCATAATGTCATAGTATCTGATTTTAAGGTCTATCTTATTCAGTTTCTCATCGGCATCCATATGCCTCTGTAAGGCATCTTTCTCTCTAATTTTATATGGGAATGGATCTTCAACATAAACCTCTGCAGGTGCCTTCCCCGTGTAGTAGTTGTACCTTTCAAGTTTCACTCTGTTATAAGTTTCTCTTGCTTTCTCACGTAACAAAGTAATGGTATTATAGAGTATATAATACTTGGCATGAAGTTGAGGTATTTTTAAAGACTCATCATGCAAATTATCAGGATCAATGACAGAATCTCTCTGCCACATCTCCTGAATTTCATCAAGATTCATAGAGGTTCGTTGTTTGTATCTAAGATATTATATACAGTATACTTGAAAGTTGCCTCTGCTGTAAAGTACTGGACATCTGTTGAAGATGCATCAAATTCTAAGGAACTTAAGGCAATTGGAAAAAGATCCTTAAATTTTACATTTGCAACTGGTTTATAGTTTGAGTTTAAAACGCTCAAATTCCCATCACTAAATTGTTCATTCAAATTTCTAATTCCGTCAGCATTTGTGGTTTGATCTTTGAATTGTTGTGGAGTTTCTGGAAATCCTAAACCAGTAATCCAATTGTGAATCGCCATATAATTCTCAAGATTTTCATCAACTAAAAATCTTAGTGTTAAATCTCCATAGGTTATTATATCACCTGGAATATCTAGATTTTTTAAATACGATGGTTGATTTGCAAGACCAAGATTAATCTCTGGTATTCTTGATGAATTGCAAAAGAAAGAAACCTTTGGATATTTTACCAGAGAAAATTTAAATCCTATGGGTGATAGGAAATTTCTATTATCTATTTGATTACGAAACGCAGATGCCATTCTTTTTATTTTTATTTAGATGGAACTGGCACCACTTTCTCATGTTTAAGATTATTTGCGATTAATGTCATTCTATCAATATACCTGTCAATATATGGTTGTTGTAAATATGGTAGATATGGTTCTTTTTGTATGTAAGTGTAATCAAATTGATACCTTAGACATAAACGATTTGTTGTGTCTCCTAAACGTCTATGTTGAACAATGCTATTGTCAAATATACAAAGATCATCATTATTTTCATACCAATAATCGTAAATATATTCTTCTTTCGTTAAACCATTTCTTATCTCCGAAAGAACTTTTTCCGCATCTTTATCAGACATACCCTTGATTCCAGTAACAGTATTAAAACTATAATGAAGTCCTTTAATTCCTGCTGGACTTTTTATAACCATCGGTATTTCAGTATCTGGATCTGGTGCCATATTTTTATACATCAAATTATCCTGAGGTTCGTTTAGACCTGGATTTATTCTACCTGGAGTAAAATTGTGAATTAAAATCATTTCATCCAACTCACTACGAAAACTATCACTTACACTATAATAATAGTCTGTTGTCACCATAAATCCAGTACAACTCTTCGTCATTCCCTGAACACCGAGTAATGCAACTCCTGGTGTAAATGCAATGTCTCCACTTTCATTACTATGCCACAAAAGTTCGCCATCGGCAAACATTCCTATTCTATTACCATCTTTATCTCTCATTCCACTGACTCTTAGGGTATTTCCATATTCCCTATTCATTCCTTCTTTTACTCTAAAAAATTCCAGCATAATCATCTTTTCTTCTACTGGAACATCGGAACTTTGGAATATACGTTCTATATGACCATCAGCCCATGGGTATCTTGAGAATAAAGTGGCAGCATAATTTTGTCTATCTTCTCCCCACTTTTTAATATTTTTGTAATATGTTTCTTTATTAAGACCTGTTGACCTTATAATAGTGACAAGTTTTTCTAGATGTAATTTTCCCAGTTCTAACCACTCTTCTTCTGTAATATTTTCAAAGTCGATGTCATCAACAAAGACCCCAAAACTTCCAAGGTTTGGTATATCGCTAATTTTCATGGTAATAATTTTTGAAATATTTAGATAAAAAAAGAGGGTCCCGAAGAACCCTCTGGTATGGTATTGTGAATCCGATGGATCACATGAGGTTTGCAACCTTGACTCTTCTGTAGTAAACGTTTGAGTTTCTCTCCAGAACTCCTGGGGTAGCAAGTGAAGCGCCTTTTGCGAATGGATTGGCAACAATACCATAACGGGTCTTGAAGCCAATTTTTGGCTGGAAGGTGTTCTCGCCAACGGCACGTACCATCTGCAGAGGTACATATGGGCAATAGAACAGACCAGCGTCATAAGGTGATGAACCCTTATAACCAACAACATAGTACTGGTTAGCAGAGTTGTTCGCAGCGTATGGGTCGATGTATACACGGAACTTACCAGCAAGAACACCAGCGAAGGTGTTGCCAGTGTCATCAACGTTCAGGTTAGCGTTGAGTGCAGGGGTGTAGTCGAGAACACCAGCCATGGTCAGTGCTGAAGCAACGTCAGCAGAGCACATGATCATGTTGCCCTTTCCTCTACGAGTTCTTTGAGCGATCTGGTTAGCATCACGCTCGATCTGGAAGATCAGACCCTTGAACTTCTCAACTGACCAACGTCCGTTGGAGTCAACGTCGAGGTCGAAAGTACCAGCAGTTGCGGTGTTGACGGTAGCGCCAGTTTCTGCAACGTTGTAGATGGTACGGATAACTTCTCTGTTGATTTCAGCAAGAATCTCGCTTGAAAGAATGTTAGCGAGTTCTGCTTCAGCATTCAGACCATGAATTGCCTTCAGGTCTTGTGCCAGTTCTAAGGAGTACTCAGCCTTGAGTGCTCTTGACTTAGCGGTAACGGTGACCTTCTCGATCGAGAATGCCATCTCGTTGAAGTGCTCTGAATTGCCGAGGTTCTCAGCATCATCAGTTCTCATGCCCTGACCTACGTTGTAGGTAGTGCCAGTTGCGCTAGCGATTGGGTTCAGCAGACCAGGATTGGATCCTTGCTGAGCGGTAGTACCAAGACCAACTGCACCATCAGTCCATGCTGAGGTGTTGTTGAATCCAGTGTCCTGACCAGAGAATGCGGAATCTACTTCATTGTAGAATGCTTCCGAACCGGTCTGGTTGGTGTAGCGTGAACGCATTGCGAAGATGAGTCCAGTAGGACCATTCATTGGTTGAACGCCTGCGAGGTCATAAGCGACCAGGTTAGGCATTGCACGTCTGATCAGCGAGATCAGAACAGGGTCGAAACCAGCAACAGGTGAAGAAGCACCAGCAGAGAAACCTGCATTAGCACCAGTGTTGGTATTGACGGTTGGAGTTTCATAGAGAAACTCACGCTCTTCACGAAGAGCTTTTTCTTGGTTCTCCAGGAGAACGGCAGTTACCATTCTACGATGCGAATCTTTGATTGGATCAAGACCTTCGTAGTCAAGGAGTGGTGCCCACTTCTCCTGCAGGTGTTCTTGGTTGAACGCTTGCATTTGATTTTACCTCTTTTAAAAAGTTAGTTTGAACTATGATCTAAAAATCACTTTTTAGAAACTCTCTTCAGGCTCTGAAGATATGCTTCCATCAGACCGGTAGGTGCTGATGACTGCTCAGTTGTTTCCTCAGAGATTGTTTCTGAATCGTCTCTTTGAGTACCAGCGTTTGTTGGGAAATATGATTCCCTCAACGTTACCAGCTTCTCACGATAGTCTGCTTCACTTTCAAACTCAACATTTTCTGCCAGAGTAGCGAGCTTGTCCTTCTGAGAAAGTGCAAGACCCTCAGCGACTTCTGCAAAGATTACATCAGCAACTGACTCAGCTAATCTTCTGTTTAGAGCAACGTTTCTTTCGATTTGCTCGTTGAGTTTTGACTCCATTTCATCTAGTTTATCTACCATGCTCTCAAGCACATCATATCTATCTTCAGGGATTGTTACATAATGATCTTCAAAAAGACTCTTCATTCCGGCAAGGAATGATTCGGTCATTTCGGTCTTAAGACCGTGCTCAACTGCGAGTTGATTTTCGGAAATCCACTCATCAGCAACATACTCAAGGTAAGCATCAACTCTATCAGTCAGTTCAGATCTGATAGAAGTGATTTGCTCATTTAAAACCTCTTCATATGACTCTTGGAGTTGCTCTTTGATTTCAGCAACTCTTGTCTTGATAGCAGCTTCGAAAATGGTACGTGCCTTCTCTTGGAATTCCTCAGAAAGCTCTTCACCTTCAAGAAGGGCATTAACATCTTCTTCGATGTCAAACTCTTCTTCTACCTCTTCTTCACCATCAACGAGTTCCTCTTCGGTCTCATCTTCAACTACTTCCTCTTCCTCTTCGGTCTCTTCCTTAACTGCACCAGCAGGAAGCTTCTCCATAGGATCGGCTGCTTTAGCGCCTTTGGTAACAACATCTTTCACTTGAGAAAGAGTTGCACTTGGCTCCTTCAGCTTGGATGAGTCGTCGTCTGACTTGTAATTTTCTGGGGTAGGTCCACCAAGATCCTCCCAAGAAGCTGATTGACCATCAGGAATACCTGTGGTTAGCTTTGGCATAGCATCTGCTTTGGCGGCGCCTTTGGTTACTACGTTTTCCATTTCTTGTAAATTGCTACCAACGGACATTTGATTAGATATTTTTGTATTAATCTATATTTATTTATAAATTAAAGATTTGAGATGAATTCGTTGAATAAATTCAGCTTATGCTCCTCAAGTCTTCTTTGATCAACAAGAGTGTTAATTCTTCTTTGAGTTCTTTCTGCCAGTTGTTCACGGAGAATTCCTCCTTCCCAAACCCACTCTTTACCTTCCATAATTCCTGAAACAAAAGCATCAGGAGCAGAAGGATCGGCAACGATATCTGCTGCAGTTGCAAGCATAAAATCTTCGCCAACAATTTTATGACCTTCGTTGGTCATCTTGAGTGAACCAACACCACGAGAAGAAACGCCAAGAGTAACTCCTTCTTTGATCAGAGATTCTGCGATTTTTCCCATTGGTGTTGACAGAATCTGTGCCTTACCAATAAAATTATTTCCCTCACAAGTAAGAGAAACGATCTTATGTGATACTCGATCGAGGTTTACTGTTGGACCATCTGGATGTCCAAGTTCACCAAGAGCACGACCTTTTTGAATGAAATTTTCATCATATCTCTTTACCTCACGGGAAAGAGTTTGCATAGGATACATTCTTCCATTTCTGTTAGTAATGTCACCCTGAAGGAAAACACCTTCAATGTAACATCTCTTGGCAGATCCTTTGCCTTCGGTGATAAATTTTACCGATGAAATTTCTTCTGTGATGAGTTTCATTTTAGTTTGTAAATGCTACTTTATTTGCTCTAATAGCAGTTCCATCTGACCAGATAACATCAGATGCTGCTTTTGATAAAAATTCAACAGTCGCTGCAGGAATTTCGAAGTAATTTGTCGATGCTGCACCAACAGCAGTGCAAACTCCGATCGTTACAATTCCGGCAGTATTATTATATAAACGAACACAAGTTGCATCACTAATGCTAGTTGCTGCACCGGCACTAGTGCCAGTATTTACTTGTGTTGTGACTATCTTTGTGATCATTATTCTTCCTCAGATTCCTCTGGATTATTTGCGTCAAACATTGATGCTGCAGCAACCGGACGGAGAGCATCTAATCTTTCACTTGCTTTTGCAAACAGAACCTCTTTAATCCTTCCAGAAATGTCTGAAGGAGAAGAATCAGTTGCAATCAAATCGATAATATCTTCCATAAAAATTTTATATATGATGTATACTTATTTATATCTCAGCCTTTTTGGTGTCTTTTTGCATCTGAGCATCAGTTGCTGCTGCCTGATCATCAATGTTCGGTTCTTGTGACAGATCACCCATCATTCCAACATCCCCCTCTTGCGGTAATGGTTCTCCAGTTATTGGATCAATGGAACTTGGGTCTGGAAGAATTCCTTTTTTAATCTCATCCTCAATTTGCTGATCGATTTCAATAATTTCAGAATCTGTTTGTCTAAGAATCTTACGTCTAACATAGTCAACAGAGAAATATTTACCAATATAGGGTTCCATCGTGGCAACAATGCCAAGACGATCATTCATGAGCTCACTCTCTTTCAGTTCTGCAAACTGGTTATCATACAAAAAGTCATACTGAATATGATCTGAGATAGTTTCCCAATCTTCTGGGCTGACAATATTTTTTAAGATAAGTTGAGTACGAAGCATATCGTTAAACATATTCGCAAAACGCTTTCTCAATCTTCCAACAAATTTGGAAAATTTAAGTTCGTCCCTCAAAATTTCTGATGATCTTCCGAGATTGAATCCACCATCATTTGCAATTCTAGATTCTGGAACTCCAAGTGCTCTATAGAGTTTCTTTTGGAAATACTCAACGTCAGAAAGTTCGCCAAGATTTTGTCCGCCAGGAAGAGTGGTGATCTCAGTTCCTCTACCACCTTCACGGCGAGGAAGCCAGAAATCTTCCAGCATACTCATATACTTGCGATCATCACGGACTTCACCTGTGTTAGCATCGTAAACCAACTTATTACGATAACGAGACATGACCTCACGAAGATATTGCTCTGCCTTTACCTTAGGAAGGTTGCCGACATCAATATAAAAAATTCTGCGTTCTGGTGCTCTTGACAAACGATAGATAACCAGAGAATCCTCAATCATGCGGAGTTGATTGAGTGCCTTGATTGCCTTATGGAGATATGAAAGAACAGTTCCCTTATTTCTATCAACAAGACCAGAACTGCAATATGTGATTGTGTCTTTTGCAATCTTTACAGAACCCTTATTTGCAGATGATCCGGCAAGCATACCAACAGGATAGTTTGGTGTTGGTGTATAGAGGAAGTACTCTTCAAATTCTGGTTGATAAATGCTCTTTGGATCTTTTGCAGCATCCATTGCATTACCAATGGGAATTTTATTTTTCTTCTTTTCTTGTCTAACATACTTGATCTTTAGGGGATCAATGTATCTCAATTCCTTAATACCATCTTGAGGTCTATTGACATCAATAACTTTCATGTAGAAAAGTCTGCCATCAATATACCAATTTCTAAACATCTCATGAGATTTTTTATCGAAGTCTAAAATCTCTTTAATAAATTTAAATTCTTCTCTAATTTTTGCCTTTAACTTATCGCTTGCATTAACATTAGATAATTCAATTTCAACCGGTGAGTCATAAAGATCACTTACCAGGGCTTCGTTTACAACATCCTCAATGGCATTATCACACTCTGGGTGCAATGCCATTTCACGATATCTTTTGATTAGATCATGCTCTGTTCTATATACGCCTTCAATATCGACATACTGACCATAAAATCCACTAGCAATATAATTATCAACCCCGTCCTGATTAGTTTCAGGAACGGGGGATAATACGGATTTTGGTTTCTGTTGGGAATCGTCAATAGAAAATCCA